GCTTTTGTGTCTGCTTCAGGCAGGGAATCTGCCGATAGGTTAATCGTAAACGGAGTGTTTTCGTTGATACGCTTGATGGTTTGCCGGTACAACGAATGCGAGAGGGGTTTATGGGTGTACGTGAAGCCCCGCGATTGCCCGTTTGCGTGGATTAGTTGCCACAACTGGGTTGTGTCGAGGGAGTTGCCTTTGCCGGGTAGATCCCCGGCCACAGCATGCCTCCAAAGCACCCCAGCAGGGATGGCCTTTACTTGGCCTAAAAACGCCCTCCACGGGGTTTTTACGTTGTTCCAATGGATGGACACCGGCCCGGCCTCCCCGTAGCACCCTGCCCCCATCAGAGGGCAAGCCGGAGGGCATGTGGTTTTTTCCACGTAGGAACAAGGCATTGGGCCGAGTTTCCGGTTTGTGGATCGTGCCACGAATTTTGTTAGCGCATCCATTTGCCGACTTTCCCCGTTTGCTTGCACCCCATCTCGTGAATGCCTTTTTGGTTGCCGTGTGTGAAAACACGGTTTTGGTTGTGTTGCATTGGCCCGATCCGTTTTTTTCGGGTTGCGGTCAGGTTTTTACGTTTTCGGAGTTTCTTTTTTTGTTTCATCAGGAGTGTGTGTGTCCGTCCAGCTCGATTGCCAAATACATGTGTGGTTTGTTTTCTGTGCCGCCAACAGGGAGAACAATTGCCCCGTCTCCGGCAATCATTGGGAACGGTTGGTGTGTTGTGTCCCAGCGTTTTTTTGCCGTTTCAATGGCTTTTTCTTGTTTTTTTGTAAGTTTCATTGTCAAAAAAGACCGGGCAGTTATTAGCCGCCCGGCCTTGGATTGGGTTATTTTTATTCCTGATCTTGGAAGTCAACTGCTTCCGCTTCGCTATCCCCCGGCTGCATGATCCTTTGGCCCAAGTCCAGCGGTTGCCATTTTAGGCCGGACACATCATCCAAAACTTTGTGCATTTTTTGGGTTCGGACACACATTGTCGCCGGATGAACTGTTTTCATTTGCTCCGTTACAGCGTTAAACAGGTTCCACAGCTTGCCGTGGGTTCCGCATTCGTTTGAAGGTTTGCGGTATTCCTCGACAACTTTTAACACTTGAGTTCCCGCAATCGCCCTTCCTTCAAGGAGTTTGATTATGGTGTCGGAAACTTCCGTTTGGGCTAAATCAGCCTGTTTATATTCCTTGATCCTTCGATCTTGGAAGTCAAATAACTGACCTAGACCGCCCATTGACTTGTGGATCATCCCAGTTAACTTCTCCACAATGTGGGCCGTGTGTTTATGGGTGCAGCATAGCTCTCCCGAAAAGGCCAGATTGTCACAAACCATGACACGGGAACCAATAGCCAAACCCCCGGCAAAGGTTTTGTCGTGGGAGTTTCGGAGGCCAAGCATCCGCCGATAGTCTCCGGCGTTGCCTTCGTTGCCATCTAGGTTGTTTCCGCGCAGTTCCATGACTCCGAAAAAACGGTTGCCATCCTCGGTCATGCCGTAGGCTTGATCTGCTACCTCAAAACCGTGAAACTTTAGCTCTGTTTCGGTTGCCCGAACCAAAAGTTCATGCGGTATGGGTCTGTGTTTCACTACTTCCTTGCCGTTCCGCATCCCCATTTCTGGTTCAGGAGTTCTGTAATTGGGAATGTCTGCCCGGTCAATTTCTTTTGCTCCACTATGGAGAATCAGTCCTAAACTCATAGCATAACCCCCTGCAAGTTGCGGATTAACCGGGTTTCGGCTGGTGTTGTTTTTCTATCGTTTGGCAAATAGGGGAATTCATCCAAAAATGAATCTTCCTCTGCCTTTGTCATGCGCCGCTTTGGCGTTGCTTTGGGCTTCATTGGCCCAATTATTTGGTTCTTGTTTTCTGTAGTCATTGTTTTCTTTCTCCTTGTTTGCCCGTGGAATACGAGCAGAACAAACAAAGGAGACACCCGGCCAATCATCCGGTCAATGTTTTTTTTTGTTTTTTTTATTTCTGGCCACAGCCGGGTATTCGTGGATCAATCTGGCATGGCGGCGAAGAAAAAGCACGGAGGCCACAACAAAACTCCCAAGGTCAAAGTGGATGCGGTTGTGGATGGTCTAAAGCAGGGCAGGGGAATCAATCAGCTTGCCGTGGATACTGGCCTTGGCCGAACCACGGTTGCCCTAATCAGGGAGCAGAATCGGGACGTTGTGCCGAACTGGAGGAGGAACACGGCGCAAAGCATGATGGAGTTGGCTTCGGATCTCGTGGATCATCTGCGGGACACCTATGAAGACTTGCCGCCCCATTCAAAACCGATCTTGTTGGGCATTTTATCTGACAAAATACGGGATTTGACCAGCGAAGGAGGGCAAATCGTGCAGCATCAACACGTTCACATCAATCACGCGGACGTTAATGCTTTGATTTCCGGCACGACCGGCACGAATAAATCATAGCTTTGCGAGGTGACCTTGTACGTTATGCACATGCGTGCGGAACACAGAAAAGCCAATGAAAACGCACAATAAATGGTGTATTTGGTTCAACAAAACGGCCAGAAATCGCCTCGCACGCGAACGCGCAGGGGGGCGGGGGGGCTTGCACGTGCGCGAGCGCGCGCATCATTAATGGATTTCGACATGGAAAATTTTTTTACAAAAAGGATCGTAATATCGTCTAGATAAAGGTAAGAAGTTCTTACAAATGGCGCGGGGGAAGAAAATGACTAAAGAATTACAAATAACAGCTTTTAAAGAAGGTGTTGAATCAGTCATCGAACGCTTTTCTGCTGAATTTGATCTTACTTATAGTGAAATGATTGGAGTTTTGGAAGAAGCTAAATTTTGGCTTTTATTAGAATCGGTTGATCTTGTCTCTTGTGAAGAAGAAGAAGAAGAGGAAGAAGAAGAGGATAATGATGGCGATGAATGGAAAACCAAAGACCCTAATTAACATATTATAATATGGCGTTTCAGCCAACGGAACATCCGGTTCTGGCACTTCCTTCTAAAGAACGAATGCTGGAATTTAAAAAACGAGGTAAGAAAGGGCTTGATGAACTAATTGAGCTTCTTGAAAAACGAGAAGAACTTATCCGATTGGAAAAAAGTGATCCATTTAGGTATGGATATGAACCTCCAAATTGGAAAGATACTGATGATTTATGGGAAAAATCATCTGAACTCTTAATTCAAGGAGGTAATCGGGCTGGAAAATCCGAATATGCCGCTAAAAAGGTGATTCGGATGCTTACCAATAAGAAAAATGCCAAAGTGTGGGTACTTGGCATGACCGCACAGTCATCTATTCGAGATCAACAACCCTTGGTTTACAAATACATACCAGAAGAGTGGAAAACTTTAAAGAAAACCAAGATTCAAAACGTTAGTTATAGCCAAAAAAACGGTTTTACAGAAAACACGTTTGTTTTCCCAAACGGCAGTCAATGTTGGTTTATGAATTATTCACAGGAAATGCGGGTAATTGAAGGTGGAGAAGTTGATTTGATTTGGGCCGACGAACTCGTACCTCTTCAATGGATTGAAACTCTACGATTTAGGTTAGTAACTAGAAGCGGAAGACTAGTAGTTACCTTCACCCCAGTAGATGGTTATACTCCAACAGTAAAAGAATACGTAAACGGAATGAAGATTTTGGAGACAAAGCCAAGTCCTTTGCTTCCAGATAATGTAAACGTGCCGGGGTGTAAGGTTGGACACATGCCATACATTGCTCAAGGGAGAAAAGCCGATAGCAACATAATATGGTATTTCACTTCGATGAATCCGTATAATCCTATTTCTGAAATGGAAAGGACTTTAAAGGGAGATACTTCCATTCAGATAAAACTTCGAGCTTATGGATTTGCCCAAAACCTCACAGGCAATCAGTTTCCAAAATTTAGCCACAATCATGTTTTAGACCCCAAAGAGATACCTAAAGAAGGGACAAACTATTTTGTTGTTGATCCAGCATGGAGCCGAAATTGGTTCATGCTTTGGTTAAGAGTGGATGATAAGGGAAGAAAATATATTTATAGAGAATGGCCAGATCGAAAATCTTATGGAGAGTGGGCTATCCCCGGCGAAAAACCAGATGGGTCTATTGGCCCCGCACAAAGCGTTGGTGGAGGCAGAGGCATTGATGAAATCAAGGATATTATTGAAAATGCCGAAAATGGTGAGAAAATAGAGGAACGATATATTGACCCCCGTGCTGGAGCAACTCAAGCGGCTGGAAGAGATGGAGGAACTAGCATTATTGACTTGCTTGAAGAAGGAGAAAAGCCTATGTATTTTCTCCAAGCGGCTGGAATATCCATCGCTAACGGTTTAACGATACTTAATGATTGGTTGAATTATGATCAAAACGAACCCATATCGGTTTTAAACGAACCTAATTTATACATTAGTTCAGATTGTGGAAACCTAATTTATTCTTTACAGGAATGGACAAACAGAGATGGAGAAAAAGGTGCAACAAAAGACCCGGTTGATGCGTTAAGATATTTGGCTGTTATGGAACCCATCTTTGTATCAGACAACACTTTTGCAGCTTCAAAAGTTCAAGGATATTGAAAAATGGATATGAGTAATGATAAGTTAGTTGAACATCAGGATAAGCCAGATGTTGCGGAACTAACCAAGGAATATGTGCGGAGCCTACATGATGGGTATTCGATGACTAAAGTTTCGGAAGCTGATAATATTCGGCTTACCAGATGGACAGGTCAAAGTGATGATGGAAAAAAACACAGTAAAAATCTTTCGGAAGGAGATCAGGCTTTTCCGTGGGAAGGTGCGAGTGACACTAGAATTCCTCTTGCAGATTCTATTATTAATGATTGTGTGGATGTCCTTACTACGGCAGCTAGTAGGGCTACTTTAAAAGTAGCAGCTACCGAAATAGGAGATGTGGAGCAAGCTGCTGTTGCGAATAAAATGATGCATTGGCAACTGGATACTAAACTTTACCACACTATAAATCGTGAAGCTGAACTTCTAGCCCAACACGGTTTGCAGTATGGATGGAGTGTTTTATTTGTGGGGTGGGATCAACGGGTAGCCTTGAAACCTACTATTATCACAATGGATCAAATTATTCAAATGCTTGAGCAATTGGAACAGGACGATCCATTACGAGATTTTCCAGATATTATAGCCGATCCAGATAGAGAAGATGAAGCAATTGCAATAATAAAAGCCCAATATCCTAATGCTACGGATAGTGATGCTAAAAAAGCCATTAAAGACTTACGAAAAAATGGCCAGACGAATATTCCGGTTGCTTACCTTGCTGTTAACCAACCAACAATTGTTGCTCTTAAACCGTGGGAAGATGTGACGTTTCCACCGGAGACAACTGACCTTCAATCGGCCAGAGTTATTTTCAGACGGGTTTTTCTGACTGAAGCAGAGCTACGCTCTAAAATAGTCAACGAGGATTGGGATGAAGATTGGGTTGAGAAGGTTATAAACACGGCGGGTAAATCTGTGGAGTTTTTTGAATTTTCACAAAGCGTTACTAATTTATCAGTAAACGATACAATAACTAGACAAGACAATCTTATCGAAGTTATTTATGCGTACACTAGGCAGGTTAATGAAAACAATATGCCCGGTATTTATTATACTATTTTCAGTCCAATATACACAAAGGACGATTCTGGAAATGATATTTATGCCAAACATGAACTTTTAGATTATGTTCATTGTCGGTATCCGTTTATTGAGTTTAGGCGTGAACGGCTTAAAAGGCGTGTAGTAGAGTCCCGTGGAGTTCCAGAAATATGTGAGACTTGGCAAAATGAAATCAAGACTCAACGAGACTCAATATTTGATTCCACATCTTTTGAGACTCTTCCACCCATCATGGTGAATAAAAGGATTGGATTGGCTAATAAAGTTGGCCCCGCAGTTCAACTTCCGGTAACTAAACAGGGAGATTATGAATTTATGCGACCACCGGCACGAACGCCCAACACAGCCTTAAACCTCATTGATATTGTGGAAAGACAGGCAGACAGTTATTTCGGAAGGGCAAATCAAGGCGTACCTCCAGTTCAAACACAACTAAAGCAACAACGAATGGTGAATAACTGGTTAACAACTTGGACTGAAGCCTACCAGCAGATGTTTGCTTTATGTTTGCAATTTTTATCGCAAGAAGAAATACAGAAGATTTCAGGGTCTGGAGTTGTTCCTAGATCGGACATGATGCAATTTGATTTTGTATTGAAGTATGATGTTCGGGAATTGGATACTGAATATGTGGATAAGAAACTGGCTACGATAAGCCAATACGTTATTCCACAAGATGCCGGTGGAGTTTTGGATAGAAACAAGTTGATTGGAATGGTGGTTAAAGCCATTAGTCCCGACATTGCCGAAGAACTAATCGTTGACCAAGCTACTGCCAGCCAGAAGATGTATAATGATGTTAAGACCGAGATTGGTTTAATGATGCTTGGAAATGAGGCTACTTATGTGGAGAACGATCCGGCAGCAAAAACAAAAATGCAATATGCACAAGACATTGTATCAAGAAATCCTAAAGCACAGTCAGCGTTACAGGGAGATGAGGTTTTCCAACAACTATTTGAAAACTACTCCAAGAATCTTCAAATGTCAGTTATGCAGGAAGAAAACAAGACTGTTGGTCGAATTGGAGTTAGTCAATTGACCTAATATGCAAGATTTATCACATTTTCAATTTGATCATAGTCCTCTTTGGGAGGACATATTGAAGCGTTTAAAGGATATGATTATTGTGGAAGTATCAGAAGCCCTTACCCAAGAGATGGATAAAGACATTAGAAGTCATCAATGTGGAAGGGCAGAAGCCTTAACTGATTTTATGCACTCTTTAACGGAAGCATGGGAAAATGCTAATCCTGATAAAAAGATAGATTTAAATGCTTGACAGAAATGGAAAGCCAAACTTTAATTTCCGTAACTTTTGGTTCTTTACGGGAATCAATAGAATTTATGGGTTTCTGCGTATCCTTAAAAACGCTGTTTGCCTAACTTGCAGGGCTTGAAACCAGCATGAGTGAAAACACAGTAGAGGGAGAAAGCAGCACTCCCCAATCGACGGAAGCTGCAACGAACATTGGTGAACTTTTGGACACCGATGGGTTGGCAAATCAACTGGAAAGGATGTTTGATGTGCCAGACGAACCCGCTGCGGAAAGTGCGGGAAATGAGGAATCGCCTCCTGTTGAAGATGAGCCGAGTGGTGAGTTGGAGGGAGAAGCTGAAAGTGATCTTTCTCAAGTTGAAGAAGAACCTTCTGCGGAAGTTGAACAGGCAGAGGAAGCGGTCGAAGAACAAAGGGAAAATCCCCATAAAGGACTCCTGAAAAGAATCGACAAGCTAACTGCCCGGCGAAAGGAAGCTGAAGGTAGGGTTGATGGTTTGGAAGACGAAATCAAAGACCTTCGTGCGGAATTGGATAGTAAGGACGATTTAAGTGATCTTCCTAGAGTTGCAAAAGACAATCCATATTCCCATTTGAAATCTGTATCGGCAGTAAGTAAGGAAATTGAACAGGCCGAAGAGATTATGGAATGGGCAGAGGATAATGCAGATGGAACTGAAGTTACCAATTCTCAAGGGGAGGAAGTGTCATATTCTAAAGAGGATGTGATGCAGATTAAGCGCAATGCCCGAAAAGCACTACGCACACATCTTCCAGAACAAGAAAACTACCTTCGAGAAGAAACTGACGTTAGCCAGAGAGTGGAACAGATTTTTCCATATTGGAAGGATCGGAGTTCCGTGGGGTATCAAGAAGCTATGGAGATTGTAAAAAATCGCCCCGGCTTAAAGAACTACCCAACATGGAAAGCTGATGTGACTATGTTCCAATTGGGACTACAGGCTTATAAGGAAATGACAACCGACAAACAGCCAAAGGCAAAAGCCAAGGCTCCAAGTCAACCATCTGCTCCAAGTCAAGCTCCAGTTGTGGATAAGCCGACTCAAGCACGTTCAAAATCTGCTAGAAAAGCCTTCACGACTAGCGGAGATCAAGATGCTTTAGCGAAAATATTAGAAACTGATTATTTATAAGGAATAAATCATTATGGCAATTCTTTTAGAAACAGGATATAACGCCCTCCAATCTGGAGGACGAGAGGATTTGTCAGACCTTATCAGCAATGTCGATGC